GCACGGCAAAGGCACGGCGTGGGCGATCATTTGGGCAACGATCGAAGAACTCGGCTTCACCGTCGCCGTGCGCAACGCCACGAGCTTCATCCAACGCTATCCCGGCTCGCACGCCACGGCGCTCAAGTCCGTCACCACACATCATCCCGATCGTTTCCCTGACGTTTGGAAAGATGGCAAGCGTTACATGATCTCCACCCGTGCGCACGTGCTGGCCGTGATCAACGGTGTCAACCACGACTGGACGCGCGGCAAAGCCAAGCGCGCCATCAAGATCTACGAAATCGTCCGCAAATAACTCAGAAAGGAATATCACCATGTCGCGCCCATCACTTCAGAACCCACAGATCAGCGTCGGCGTCGTCACCACCGGCTACGCCTCGCGTCAGAACACCGAAGATGGCCCAATCGAGATCTGGGTCGATGTCTTCCTGGTCGGCGCTGACGATGCCACAGGCCGTCGCTGGATCCTTGCCGAGCGCGAGTTCAGCACCGAAGACGCCGCTGCCGCCCTGGTCGCCAAGCTCACCCACGACCCGATCTCGGCCCCTGCGCAGTGGCTGACTTCGTCTCCGGCCTACGGCAGCGAAGCCTGGGGCATCGACGATGAGCGCGACCTCGCCTGCTTTGAGGCCGACGCTTACAACGAGCCTCGGCCCCAGTGGTAGGCCCGAACATGAAAACCGAAAATAACCCAGAAAGGAAATTGATTATGAACACCACGATCACTCGCACCTTCGCTGCTGCTGCGCTGCCGCTCGTGCACGCGCAAATCGCGAAAGCCGTGAAGCTTGCCACTCGCCTCGGCGCACCGCAACCCCTGGTCACGATCTCGGACGTCTACCAAGCTGAGACTGGCCGCTCGAACCAGATCACTGGCGTCAAGATCACCAAGGCCGTTTTCGACGCTGACATCACCATCGCGCCGCTCCAGTACAACGGCTGGACGCTGCGCGCGCGCATCGAGCATGACGCGCGCATCGGCACGCTCGTCCACTGCGTCCCCGGCCAGAGCGTGCCGGAAGCCTACCGCTCCGCCGCGCCCACGTGCGACCACTGCCAAGCCAAGCGCGCGCGCAAGGACACCTTCGTCCTGCAGCACGATGACGGTCGTTGGTTCCGCGTCGGTCGCCAGTGCGTTGCTGATTTCCTGGGCCACAGCGTCAACTTCTACTTTGGCGAACGCATCCTGGGCGAATTGAACGACGACGCCTTCTGGGATGGCCTCGGTCGCATCGAGCCGTCGTACTCAGTCGCTGACGAGCTCGTGCCGCTGGCTGCAGGGATCATCACCGAGATCGGCTTCATCTCGCGCAAGTCGGCTGAGATAGATGGCGGCACCACGACATCATCGCTGCTGATGGTCGCGATCAACCCCATCGACGCTCGCTCGCTCAGAGGTGACCCGATCACTTACGCTTATGGCCGCGAAGATCTGACTTCCAGCGAACTCGCTGCGCGCGCGTGGGTCGCTGCCGCCGCTCTGCCGACCACGTTCGTCGCCGACTTCTGCGCGTACTGGGCTGATGTTGCGGCGCGCAATGAGTTCGAAGATAACTGCCAGAAAATCGTCGCCACCAAAGAGATCACCACGAAGCACTTCGGCTTGTTCGCGGCTGCGGTGTTCTGCTACTTCCGCCACCTCGGCCAGATCGCTGAACGCACAGCGAAGCCTGCTGCCGGTGAATCTCACCACGTCGGAGAAGTCGGCAAGCGCGAAGTGTTCTCTGGCCTGACCTGCACCAAGGTCATCTCGCTCGACACCGACTTCGGCACGCTGCACATCAACAAGCTGCTCGACGCCGCTGGCAACATCATCGTTTGGAAGACCGGCTCTCACCGGCTGGCCGAAGGTGAAACCTACACTGGCAAGTGCACGGTGAAAAAGCACGACGCATACCAAGGCATCAAGCAGACAATCGTCAGCCGCTGCGCTCTCCAGCAAGGAAATTGATCATGTTCATTCGTTTTTACAACACCGGCATCCTGCCCACTGGCATTCCAAAAATTGGCAGCGGTTGGCGAGCCTTGTTTGTGCAAGAGCGCCGCAAGTATGCTCTGGTCCTGGATTGGGTGACCGGCGATACCGCTAAGGTGTGCAAGACGCTGCTGCGTGGCGCGCAAACAGATCTGCCACGCAAGCTGGTCGTCACCCGCTGCATCGCCAGGATTTCTGCGGGCAGGAAGCGCACCGAGATAGAGCGCGCGGCTTGCAGCAGAAAACAACCCGCAACAATAGGTGCCGCATGAACAGAACAATCAACGCGCGTTTCGCTGGCACCTGCCATTGCAGCCGCCAGTTTGCCCAAGGTGCGCGGATCACCGTCGACGCCATCAAGCGCGTGATCGCTTGTTACGACTGCATCGCAGATCGCAAAACTGAGACCATGCGTCGCATCCTAGTTGCCATCGACCCCATCGACCCCAAAAAAGGAGACTGACATGTTAGAATACGTAAAAGACACCATCGCTCTTGTTCTACTGTTTGCTTTGTTCTACTGCCTCTTGATCATCACAGCTTAACTCAGAAAGGAACTTCACCATGATCAACTTCAAAACAGCCACCACCACCGAGCTCGTCACGTTCTACAACCAGCACGCCACCAAGCCCATCACCAAGTTCGCCGATCGCAAGACCGCCGAGCGCCGTGTTGCTGCCCTGCTCATATCACTCGACAACACGCGCCAACCGCTGCACGTCAACAAAAAGACAAATCGTGGCGCAGCCATAGCGGCGTCCTGGCAAGACAAGAGCGTAGCCGCGCGCCGCGTCGCGCGTCACAATGTTCTGGTCGTCACGCCAAAAGGCGGACAGATCCAGCACAAGTCTGTGCGTCAAGCCTTCATGGTGTTGGCGCTGCCTCTGGGCCAGCACATAAAGTTTCGTGGCGAACTCAAAGCCTCTGGCAGCGCAGAATTCGGCGGCTTTAGGTTCAAGTTGGTGAACCGTTGAAAAAGCATTTGCCGGCATTTGTCAAATCAACGACAATGCATTTCAGAAAGGAGAATGGATTATGAACATAACTGTCCGCATCACGAGCAACTATGGTCAGCGCGCGGTATATCCAGTTTGCGAGACGTCTTACAAATTGGCTGCGTTGATTGGCACCAAGACGTTTACGGATCGAGTTATCAAGCAGCTCAAGGAACTAGACTACACAATTCACGCTGAACAACACCCCACCCTTTAGAAAGGACAACTCTCATGACTTTACCATTAGCAGCGCTCGCCGACACTCACGCACCGCAGCTTTCCAGCCGGTACCAATTCATTTCCACCCACACCATCATCGAACGTTTTGCGGAAGAAAACTGGCACGTTGAAACGGCGCACACGGCCAAGCCGCGCAAGCGCAACAATGCGTTCACCAAGCACGTCATCGACTTCCGCAATCCTGAATTGAAGCCTGTAAAAGGCGCTGTCCCGCGCATCTTGTTCGTCAACAGCCATGATGGCACGTCGCGCGCCAAGGTGTTGGCCGGCATATTCAGCTTTGCTTGCGAAAACGGCTTGGTGGTCGGCACCACGGCTCACCACGAAGCTGTTCGCCACACCGGCGACGCTGCTGCTGATCTGGTTTCTCGCATGCGCGAGATTGCGCGGTCGTCTGCAGATCTGTGCAACGTCATCGAGCGTTGGTCCAAGACAAAGTTGACTAAGCCGCAGCGCCGCCAGTTCGCGCTCTTTGCGGCACAGCTGCGTTGGGGCAATGCGCAACTGTATTCTCCGGACTCGCTGCTGGAGGTGCTGCGCGAAGAAGATGATCGCGGCGATTTGTGGGCCACGTTCAACGTCATCCAGGAACACACGGTGCGCGGCGGCGCTGAAGGTGTGAGTCGCACAGGCCGCATGACGCGCACTCGTCCATTGAACGGCATCACGCGCTCGTTGGATTACAACTCACAACTTTGGCGGCTTGCCGAAGAAGTTTCTGGCTGGTAAGGAGAATCAAAATGCCCACAATCATTCGTGACCGTTCCGCTGTGCGCGGAGCTCAAATTGAAGATCTCAATCACACATACGGTCAACTCAGCAACGATGCCGGTTTCAAAGGTTTCAAGTCTCGCGCGGCAGCGGAAGTGCAAGTTGATATGCTGCTTTTAAAAATAAATCCATTTCAAGAGGGTACGATTAGCCACAAATTGCACGAAGAAATTTCTAATCAAAAACCCATCGAGCCGCGTTCTGAAAGCGGCGAAGCGCGGAAGCGCGTTGTCGTCCAGCGCGTGATGGCCACGTTCACAGGTGAATCCAAGCCGCAGACAGGTTCCCTGCGCAATCAGATCTTGCTGTTCATTCAGCAGTGTGAAAACCACACCTGCACAGCCAAAGAGCTGCAAGAACAATTCAAGCAACCCATTCGTGGTCACTTGCAAAAGCTGATCGAAAAGCATCATCTCGTTACGATTGAAGAAGAATGAGCAATCCGCTAACAATCGTTGGGGCTGGATTGGCGGGACTTGTGGCTGCGCATGCGTGGCCACAAGCTCCGGTGTTCGAGGCTTCAGTCTCGCCGCGCGCCGGGCACAAGGCGTTGTTGCGGTTCCGCAGCGACGCTGTGAGCCACCTTGTGGGCATTGAATTCCGCAAAGTTCGCGTTCACAAAGGCATTTGGGCTGATGGCGCTTTTCAAGCACCTTCAATCTTGTGGGCCAACAATTATTCTCAAAAGGTTTTGCAAGGTCAGCTGCGCGGCGACCGCTCCATTTGGAGCATCGATCCGGTTGAGCGGTTCATTGCGCCGGACAATCTTTATGAACAACTGATCGATGCGGTGGGCAACCGTGTGCGTTGGGATTCTCCTGTTGATTTCGCCGACAGCAAATCATCAATCATTTCCACCGCACCGCTGCCTTTGGTTTTGAAAGCACTGAACATCGCCGCGCCGGTAGAATTTCCGCGCGCGGCGATACGTGTTGTGCGTTGGAGGATCAGCAACTGCGATGTGTTTCAGACAACGTACTTCCCAGAGCCTTGGCTCAATGTTTATCGCGCATCAATTACGGGCGACACGCTGATTGTTGAATCCGTCGGCGAACTCACGAAAGACGACACGCATGAAGTTGGTCGTGCATTCGGTATTTGTTTAGAGGACAATCAATTTTTGGAAAGCATTGATCAAAAGTATGGCAAGATCGCTTCGATTGATGATGCCGTACGCAAGCAGTTGCTGTTCACGTTGACGCACAACCACACCATCTATTCGCTTGGGCGCTTTGCAACGTGGCGCAACATCTTGTTGGATGACGTTGTCAACGACATCGCTGCCATCAAGCGCTTGTTGAAAACCAACAGCGCATATGACGCGCGCAAGGCGGCGACATGAAGTGTTCTTTTTGTGGGGCGGACAGCCGCGTGACTGATCGCAAGGTTTTACCTGAAAAGCACTGCGTCGTGTTGTATCGCGCGTGCACCCGGCAACACCGCTTCATGACGGCTGAAGTTTACATCTCGCAACTTGCAGATGCACGCGAGATGAGTTGCGCGGTGCGCAACATCACACGGCGCATTCAGCGTTTTCAGCGCGACATGGCCATTGCATCAGACGCGCGTCCGGTGCGTGACGTGGCTGATGCGTTCAACTTGACAGAAACGCGCGTGCGTCAGATTTGTTCGGCGATGAGACCCTTGCTTAAAATTTCAAAGCGGAAGAAGATAATTAAACTCAGAAAGGAAACGACCAATGAAAGCAACACTAATAAGTTTCACTCCGGAAGCAAAGGAGCTGTTGATCTTCACCAAGTCCACAAGGCTCACCATGAGTCCCGGCTTGATGAACGAAATTCGCGCTTGGTCCGAGGAAAGAAAGCTCGCTGAATTAGAATACATGGCCAACACGATCCCCAGCAGCTGGGAATTTGTTGACTACGTATTCATGATTGAAGGTGTGAGCCGCGCGTTCACTCATCAGTTTGTTCGCTCTCGCCAAGGTTCTTACGCGCAACAAACCATGCGCGTGCTCAATATGGGTGAGTACGATTACGTCATGAGCGACCGAGTCCACGCCAACATACAAGCGCGCGGTTTGGTCGACATCATCAACCAAAACATCCGCTCTGTTTACAATCAACTCGTCGCGATGGGTCTTCCCGCCGAAGACGCACGCGGCATCCTGCCCACCAACATCGCCACCAACATCGTTGCCAAGTTCAACTTGCGCGCGTTTGTTGATCTGGCCAAGAGCCGCACAGGCGGACGCACGCAAGGCGAATATCAAGCCGTCATGAACGCCATGGTGGATGAAGTTCTCAAGGTTCACCCTTGGGCAGACAAATTCATGTTCCAACAAGGACGTGATTACTTCGCCGAAATCGAGCAGTTTGCCGAGGAAGAGTATGGCGGCGACCTGCTTAAAAAGGGTCGGTTGCTGAAGATGGTCGACAAGATGCGCAAAGGAGAGTGAGTCATGAAATACTTATGCATCGATGGTCCTTTTTCTGGCCGCAAACTCTGGTTGCGTTCCGGCGGACACACCCTGGTTTTCAGCATGCATGGCTTCACGGGTCGGTATGTGCCGGCAGGCGTGGACCAAGTTCGTTGGGAGAGCCGGGCATGACGCGCATCAATTGTGTGCCGCCGACGGAGCTTTCGCGCCAGCACCTGCTGGCTGAATACCGTGAGCTGCCGCGTGTGTTCAAGTTGGCGGCGGAAGCCTTCAGGCGCGGCACCAAGGTCGTCGCACCTGCTCAATACACGTTGGGCGCTGGTCACGTCAAGTTCTTTTATTCTCGGCTGGCTTATTGCGCAGCGCGGTTCCAAGCGCTGCGCACGGAAATGTTGTGCCGAGGGTACAAGCCGAATTACGATCATCCGCCTTTGGTCAACGTCGGCCAGGAGTGGTGGCAAGACTGGTTGCCAACCGCTGCCGCTCTCGACGTGAACCGCCGCCGGATTTTAGAAAGGACAACTCAGAGATGACCAAGTTCATCATCGTTGATTTAGACAATTGCATCGCTGACGATGCTTGGCGCATTCCCAAGATCAATTGGAGCAAGCCGACGCCAATGGCTCGCTATCATGATTACCACTTGTTGAGCGGCTTTGATGAAATTGGTAACCTCCGCATTTTCGACGAGCACGCTGATTGTTCGCCAATCATCTTCACCGCGCGCCCGGCGCTTTATCAGGCGCTCACGCGCGAATGGCTGGCGCGGCACGGCGTACCTTACGAACGCCTTTTGATGCGTGACAACGATGATCATCGCGATTCGCTCGAATTGAAGCGCGCGATGTTGCTTGGTTTGCCGGAATTTTATGGCATAGCGCTCGAAGCCATCGCGGCTGCGTACGATGATAGACAAGACATTGTGGATATGTATCGCTCTTACAAAATAACAGCCCATCGACTTGAAATTCACAATGTGTGTGCATACACACCGCCGAAGAAGGAGTTCGCATGAAAACAGCCGCAGACATTTTGGCCGAGATGGCCGACACCTACCGTGAACGCAACAAGGTTTACGGCGACAACTACAAGCGTGTAGGTGACGTTATGATGGCGCTGTTTCCCAACGGTGTGACGTTGGAAACGGCGGAACAATTCAACACCTGGCACTTGTTTGAGTTGATGGTGGTCAAGATCACACGCTTCGCCAACAGCGAGTTGCAGCACGAAGATTCAATTCACGATTTGGCGGTTTATGCCGCTATGGTAGAGTCATTGATCAGAAAGGAAAATAAACAATGAGCAAGATCTTAGTCACTGGTGCCGGAGCAGGATTAGGCAAACACATTTGTCAAGCCTTGCGACGCTATGGCCAGGATGTTTTTGAATTCGATCGCAAGCGCGGCCACGATGTTCGTGACCCCAACGAAACTCTTGGACCGCCGCCATTTGGTTTGGACGTTTTGATCAATTGTGCAGGAATCAACAAGACCGCCTGGCTTGAAGATCTTGCTGAATCCGAATGGGACGAGGTGATGGACATCAACGCAAAGGGCATCTTCAAAATGACCCAATGGGCGCTGCCTGAGCTGATCAAGTCGCGCGGCACCGTTCTCAACATCATTTCCAACGCTTCGCACATGCCGATGACCACGAGCTTGGCTTACAACGCATCCAAAGGCGCGGCGCACATCATGACGCTGCAACTAGCGCGGGAATTGACCAAGAAACACGGCATCACGGTTTTTGGGATCAGCCCTAACAAGTTGCTCGGCACGGAAATGTCCAAAGACATCGAGGATCAGGTTGTCAAACATCGCGGCTGGACGCCAGAATTCGCAGCGCAATATCAAACCAACGCCTTGTTGGCTGGCGAAGAGACCGACCCCGCCCAGCTCGCTGAATTTATTTCTTTCATCCTTTCAACCAAGTCGCGTCACAAGTACTTGACCGGCTGCATCTTGCCGTACGGAGCTTGATCATGAAATTCTTTATCGAACAAATTGCTTTGTGCCCACCCAACCCGGAGCTCGCCATCAAAATGCTCAAGGAGCTTGGGTTGGATGATTGGGTGCATGATCACGCAATCGCAGTGGGCACGGTTTTCGATGAGCCCGGCAAAAATGAAGCTGACCTGGCGTTCAATTATCAACACGCGCGTCAACAGTTGGAACTTGAAATTCTGCATTACACAGCTGGACCAAATTGGATGCGGGGTCGTCCGCCGATGGTTTCGCACTTAGGCATGCATTGCGCCGCCGAAGAGTTGGCCGTGTTCCGCCGCAAGTTCGCCGATATGGGGATCAGGGTGGCTCAGGAAGTTTTCACAGAGAGCCACACCAATCCATACTTGCTGGAAGTGCAGCGTAAGTATCAGTACGTCATCTTCGACACGCGCGACGTGCTGGGCGTCGACCTCAAGTTCATTGTGAGGATTCAACCCGGTTGATCAATCGCGCACAAAGGTCCGTCACCCCCGACCTGTCGCCCGGCGCAGGCGTGCGCGAAGCCGGGCACCATTCAACCACGGAGGCAAAATGAAACTCACATACAAATGCACCCATTCGTTCGACGGTGAAAATGAGGTCGAGCTTGAGATCCTGTATGAGTACACGCCACCCTCACCGGCACGCGGCCCGACATACAGTTGCGCCGGTGAACCGGCTGAGTACACCGAGGTCGAGGTGATCTCAATGCGGATCGACGGCGTTCCCGCAACGCACGATCAACTGTCAGAGGTCGATGAGAACACGCGGCTGTACGAAGAAATGGAAATCCACGGCGCTGAATGCCGCGCTGAAATGAGGGGAGATTAAAATGAAAGAAGATCTTAAAGCCATCGCGTTTCTGTTTTCAGCCATCGCACTGATAATGCTGGCCACGCTTTTATTCTCTGGCGCAGCCCAATGGCTTTCTGGTGTTGCGTGGCGGCTTGGCCTCGTATCCGTTGCCGCGCAATGGACGATCTACATCATGAGCCTGTGCTTGTGCATCGGCTTCGTGCTGACCGTTGCTGGCCGGGTGGTGATGGGCGGTTGGTGGTTCAGTGATTACCCGCTGCCGAGGGACGAGAGATGACCCGCGCCCCGACTGAGATGGAACTGCGTGTGATGACCGCAATGGCCGGTTTGGGAATAGGCGATGATCGGTTTGAAGTTGCCCGTGCCGTGATTCGCGCTATGCGTGATGTTGGGCCGATAGCCAAGGCGTTGCCGTTTTTGGTTCATACGGGCGGGCATGGCGAACCAAAGCCGCCTCATCCACTTGTTGCTTGGGCCGAAATGATCGACGCAGCCTCGCCGCCGGAGGAAACAGATGACCCAGATTAAAGACCTACTAGCCTCCCTCCGTAAGCGCGAAGAAGCTGCGTGGGGCATGGCGAGTATGTTCCTTGAGAACCGTGACGCGCATGGGGTGATGGACGCTGGCTCTGAGCTGGAGTCATTGCGCCGTGCTATTTCTGAGATAGAGAAATTAGAAAACGCCATGTTGGCGCTGGATGGATCGCACGAGGCGAAAAAAGATGACTAAAGATTTGATTGTTGTGTTCGACACGGAAACGACAGGTCTGCCATTGCACCCCGATGCGCCATTGGAAAAGCAACCCAAGATAATCGAGCTAGGCGCGGCGCTGCTCGATTTTGAAGGCAACGTCGTTGATAAATTCCAACAGCTTTTGCATCCAAATGAAGAAGTCACGGAATTGATCACCAAGATAACCGGCATCACCAATGAGCAACTTGTTGGGCAACCGAAATTCGTGGATGTTTTGCCGCAGCTGCGCGAATTCTTTGATCGAGCTTTCGCCGTGTTCGCACACAATTTGCCGTTCGACAAAAAGCTGCTGATGTTCGACTTGAGTCGCGCGGCGTGCGAGGATTTTCCTTGGCCATCACAAGAATATTGCACCATCGGGTTGCATCGTTCAATTTGGGGACGCAACATGAAGATGACCGAACTTTACGAGCATGCCATGGACAAGCCGCTGCCACAAACGCATCGTGCGCTTGACGACGTGATGGCGTTGGTTGAGATAATTAACGCACTTCAGCTTCACAAGCTGCCGTTTGAAGACCGCGATGCAGTTCAAGGCTTGCCAAAATGACGTTACCACAGCTGCGGTGTCGCACCGAGTTTAGTTTTCGGCAAGCGTTTGGCCCTGTCTCGTGTGTGGCTGAGGCTGTGAAAGCATTGGGTGCTACCGCTGCAGGCATGGTTGATGGCGGCACGTGGGGTCATGTTCGTTGGGCCAAGGCGGCGCAAGGATTCAAGCCGTTGTTCGGCACTGAATTCGCCGTGGCGTTGCCCGGTGGGCGCAAACCAATAGCCTGGGTTCTCGCTGAAGACACAAAAGCGTTTTATCGTTTCAGCACCGCATTGCGTCAATCAGAAGCCGACCCGCTGCAGCTGTTGAGAGCAAGTCCGGGCGTCATCAGATTTGCAGGCGATGCGTTGGTCGATCCGGAAACATTTGATTACATCGACCTTAATCCAATTTCTCCCATAGCACAACGCACGGCGCTCGCATTGCATCGCCGGACCGGCAAGCCGCTTGTCATAACCTCAGCCAACTATCACCCTCGGCGCGAAGATTACGCAGCCTTCATGGCCATTGGCGGCAGGGAAGCCATGACGCCGCAGCACATCTTGACTGAATCAGAGCTGCGCGCTTGCATTCGCATTTTAGACGAAGCGGAATGGGCGCAAGCTGTTAAAAACACGCACGAGGTGGCAGAGCGTTGTGCAGGGGCATTGCCTACCGCGCCGCTGATCCGTGTTGAAGGCGATTTGCGCGCGCTGGCTGAAGCCGGGCGGCAGCTTCGATTGTCGCTCGGGCATCTGCCTGCGTGGTCGCAACTCTACGAAGATCGGCTGCAGCGCGAGCTGACAGCAATCGAGGCCAAAGAATTTGAGAGCTATTTCGTGGTGGTCTCTGATCTTGTTCAGTGGGCCAAAGAGCGCATGCTCGTCGGTCCGGGACGCGGCTCCTCGGCAGGCTCATTGCTGTGCTACCTGCTTGGAATCACAGAGGTCGATCCAATCCCGCACGGATTGTTGTTTGAGCGGTTCATTGATTTGACCCGCAAGGATTTGCCCGACATCGACATCGATTTTTCAGACACCAAGCGTGACCAGTGTTTCGATTATTTGGCCAACAAGTATGGGCGCGAATGCGTGGCACGCATCGGCAACGTCAACACGCTGAAGCCGCGCTCCGTGATGGCTGAGGTGTGCAAGCGTTTCGGTATACCCGACAAAGAGCGATTTGACCTGCTCAACGTGTTGATCGAATACTCTTCTGGCGACTCGCGGTATGGCAAGGGGCTCGAGGATACACTCACCAACACCGATACCGGGCGGCGGGTCATGGAACGCAACCCAAAAGCTGTCGTCATGAGCGAGGTAGAAAACCATGCATGGCACACCGGGGTGCACGCTGCAGGCGTGATCGTTTGCAATGTGTCGGTGAACGAATATTGCACCGTAGGGGCGAATGGCGTAGCTCAAATCGACAAGCCAGACAGCGAATATCTTAACTTGCTCAAGATTGACGTATTGGGGCTGCGCACGTTGGGTGTCATCGAAGACAGCGGCGTGACGACCGCCGATGAACTTTATAATCTCAAGTTGGACGACCCCAAGGTGCTCGACATCTTTAATCAACGCAAGTACACCGGCATCTTTCAATTTGAGGGTCAATCTCAACGCAGCATTTCGGCGCAAGTGCACATTGATTCATTCCGCACCGTCGACCACATCACCGCTTTGGCTCGTCCTGGTCCACTCGGCGGCGGCGCAACCGGCAAGTACATCGCCCGCAAGTCTGGGCAAGAACCAGTAACATACACCCACCCCGCACTTGAAGGTTTGCTGGCAGACACGTATGGCGTGGTGCTTTACCAAGAACAGGTGATGCGCATCGTGCGCGACATCGGCAAGTTCTCTTGGGACGAAACCACTGTTATTCGCAAGGCTATGAGTGGCCGCAAGGGCAAGGAATTCTTCGATCGTCAAGGCGAGAAATTCATTGCCGGCGCGGCACAAGACAACATCAACGATGCCGTCGCCCACGACATATGGAATGAAATCTGCAATTTCGGCGCGTGGGGCATGAACAAGTCGCACACTTGTGCGTATGCGGTGATCAGTTATTGGTGTGCCTGGATGAAAGCGTATCACCCGTTGGAATACGCTGCTGCATGCCTGCGGTCCGCCAAGGATGACGATCAAACCATAGAGATCCTGCGCGAGATGGCTGTTGAAGGTGTGGAATACACCGCATTTGATCCTGAATTGAGCGAAATCAACTGGGCCGTCAAAGATGGGCGGCTGGTCGGCGGTTTCATGAATCTGGTTGGGTTTGGCCCTGCCAAGGCTGTGGCTGCTGTGGAAGCAAGGCGTCTCAGCACAACAGACGACAAGTTGCGCAAGCGCATCGCACAAGCGAAGGTGAAGTTTGCCGATTTGTATCCCATAAGCCGCCAATATGCTGATTGGTATGCCGACCCTGCTGCGCATGGATGTCGCGTTGGATCGACAATCTGCACCGCCGACAAGCTGCCCGATGGTGCTGATGTGTTGTTCATTGGTAAGATCGTCAAGAAAGAGTTGCGCGACGAAAATGAGACTGTACGCGTTGCTCGTCGTGATGGGAAGAAGCTGTCTGGTCAAACGCTGTTTGTAGATTTTTTCTTGAAAGACGATACGGGCATCCCGGTGATCTGCCGCATCGATCGTTGGCGATATGAACCACTCGGGCGAATCGCCATGGAACGGCTTGTTGCAGACCAAGATGTTCTGCTTGTGCGCGGCAGGAAGATACCCAATTTCAGCATGATCAAGATCGAACGCATCAAGGCTCTCAATCGCCAGGAGCTGCTCAATGAGAAAGCCTGAACAACGATTGTGGGATAGGCTTCGCAAAGCTGCGGTTGGTAAAATCTACACCGAAAGGATCGAAAATCTGGTCGGGGTGGGTCGGCCAGACTTTGACACTCTTGTCGCTGGCAGTTTTGTTCCGATTGAATTGAAACAAATTGCCGCTTGGCCTGTGCGGGTTGGAACGCGCGTGATGGGTGAACGCGGACTCAGTCAGGTTCAGAAGAATTGGCATTTGACCTGGCGGCGGTGGGGCGGCAATTCGTTGGTTGTGGTTGGTGTTG